CCTTGCGGGCACTTGCCATCACCTTCAATAAATCCAAGCTTCTCAAGTGATGACAAATACCGCTGAACCGTTCTACCTGTTGCGCCTGAAACCACATCATCCAAAACATCCTGCACATAGGTTTTCTTGGTTCGAAAGGTAATAAACAATACGATTTCAAGCGTCATTTCGAACATGTAGCTGTGTGATTGAGTAGTGTTCATGCCGCACCTCTTATGCCGTAGGTGGACCTAAAGATTGAAAAAATCTCAATAACGCTTAAGTCAGGGCTTTTCTTCCACACCTGCTCAACATGAAATCCCATCCATGAATCATCCTTAACCTCAACATAGTCAATCAGTGTGTCCTGAACCAAACCGGTCAAATATGAAAATGGCTCAGCCTCATCAGTCCATGATTCTTCACTGGTTTCGGTATGCACATACATGATCCAGTCGCCACCCCAAAGATCGAAATCACTTGATTCACACCAACCGCAATCAATTAGCGCGAGCATTGCTTTCTTGTTGAGTTTTTTAACTTGACGTTTTTTCACACCCCACCTCCCATGCTCGCGTCATCCTGTTTACTACTGGCTACAGGCTGCTTTAATAGGGATTTGAGATTTGCTATGTACTGCTGTACTTTTGCTTTATCTGCTGCCTCTTCTTCCGGTGTTTTAGGCTTATAAGATTCAAAATCAACATTTTTTACCTCAGTCTTTTTTGCGATCTCTACAGGTTTGATCCACAAAGCCTGACGAATCCCTTGCTCAGAAAATTCACGAATCACATCAGCATAGTTATCTTTAAAGGCCTCATAAGCATAGTAAGAAGAGCGCTCATAATTTTTCGCATAATCCAAATCAAGGAACATTGAATAACAGCGGTCATAAGCTTCTTTTTCAGCATTGGTGATTTTCACTTGCTTGTCTTCACGCCATCTAATGATTGTTGCAAGTGCGGCATGCTTACCTTTGAATGTTTCTCTTACTCGCTCTTGCTCGGTGCCAAAACCCTGAATGCCAAGACACCACTTTCGGAATACGGCTGGGTCTGGGCAAAAACCTTGCTCACGAACCATGCTCATTCCAGTATTAATCTGCTCTCGACTTAAGCCCTCGACACATACCTTGAATGCATTCGCAATATGCTTGGCTTCCATACCTTCAAAAGCTTTTTCAAAGGAACGAGGTACGATTGCCTTAACAACCCCAACAATGTCTAAAACACTGATTGGTGCTTGCGATGTTTGTTGAACAGTTAAATCAGCCATTCCTCTTCTCCTTGATTACGAAGTGCTTCGAGTTCTTGCATACGACTTGGTTTTGAGTTCTGGAAGCTGTTACTCTGAACAGGCATACGAGGTTCAAACAATCCTTGATGATTGCCTTTGATTGCAGTTTTTAGAGATGCATCAGCCTTGTCTTTGCCCCATGCCTTGAAGTCATCAAAGATGGCTTTTAATGCATTCTTGGTTAGACAGGATTTTTTGTATTGCGAACGGTTAGTAACGTATTCAGCCCATAGCTCTGGATTACAGATTTTTTGAATATTGTTTTCAGTAAGCTGAATTACTTCGTCATAAGGAAGTTTGCGAGTACGTTCTTTGCGCTCTTCGGCTTCTTTTGTTTTACGCTCAACTTCGATCTGTTTCTGTTTTTGCTGGAAAACAAAAAAGTGAGCTTCAAGCGGCCTGTCGACCCGAAGGGTATTAATTAATAATTCTATAGAAGTAATTCTATAAAGTAATTCTATTGTGTCTTTAGTTTCTAAAGTGCTAGCGCTTTCGTTACTAAAGTGCTGGCGCTTTAGTTTTTGAAGTGCTTTAGTTTCTAAAGTGGTACTTTCATTACTAAAGTGCTCAACTAATGAAACCTCATTAATGCGGTATTCATTACCTTTTCGACTATTCTCGCTAACGAGTGAAATCACGCCCAGATTTAGAAGTTCTTTCAGGCCCTTTCTTACTGTTGCTGTACTTAATTTTTTTGCACCTGGAAGCTTCCCGCCTTGAAGCTGTGAATAGCTAACGTGATCTGTCACCTTGTCTTTATAGCCGTTAATGTGATCTTCTAGCTCAGCGTAAATATCTTTTGCTGCTGACGTTAAGAACGGACGCACCTCTTGGCGATAAAGCCGACTAGACATAACGTAGCCTTTGTCAAACTTTTCAGACATAGCTTGCAGCTCTAGTTTCTTAGCAGTAGATGGGTGCAACTGAATATCGTTGCTCCCTCCCTGCTTGTGTGCTAAATTTGATTTGTTCATATTTACATTCCCATGTTGGTGAACACTAAAAGCCTGATCTAGTACATCAGGCTTTTTCTTTGTCTGAATCCCCGTGAATCCCTTCCGATCCCTCAGCGATAAACACTT